GCCACTCATCTACGGACTCAACGACACTGTTGGTTCGTACTCGGGTTACGACTCACTGGCACTTACTCCACAAGAAGGCATCTCTGCTGCAGAATTTGAATGGCGTCAATACGCTGCTTCGATTTCAATTAGCGGTATTGAAGAAGCCAAGAACAACGGAGACCAGGAAATCATCAACTTGTTGGAAGCAAAAATCATGCAGGCTGAAGAGTCCATGCGTGAAGGTTTCAACACGATGTTCTTCGGTGACGGAACTGGCAACAGTTCAAAGAACTGGAACGGCCTTGGCAACTTGGTTGAGTCCGGCAACACCGTTGGCGGAATTGACTCAAACACCTACACATGGTGGAAGTCATACGAAGAGAACACTGCTACGGCTTTGACTCTTGCTCAAATGGCAACTGCATACAACACGGTTTCGGTTGGCAATGACCACCCAGATACTTTGTTGACAACTCAGACTTTGTTTGAGAAGTACGAAGCATTGCTCCAACCAAACCTCCGTTACACGGACACCAAGACTGCAGATGCTGGATTCCAGAACCTGTTGTTCAAGGCTGCTCCTGTAATGTATGACACTGGTTGCACAGCAGGAACGTTTTTCTTCTTGAACAGCAAGTACCTAACTTTGGTTGGTCACTCTGACAAGTGGTTCTCACAGACATCGTTCATTTCGCCAGAAGACACAGATGCACGTTATGCGCTCATCATGTGCTACGGCAACTTGACTGTACGTAACCGTGCCAAGCAAGGCAAACTGACCGCTAAGACAGCCTAAGTTCAACAACTAGAAAACAAGGAGAAATATTATGCCACTATTAGCAAATGATACAAGCGGTGCTCTCACACGCAAGCGTGTTGAGACTTGGGCAGCAAAGATGGAAAAGGTAACTGTTGTTGCCGCTACCGATGCAGCAACTGTTCAAGTAGCAGCAACACTCGCTGCAGCGCAACAGGTTGTTTACACAATGACACCAACAGCAACTCGTACCTTGACTACACCAACTGGTGCAGAACTTGGTGCAGCGTTTACAGATGAAGCAGTAGGGTCTTCGTTTGAGTTTACTGTTGTAAACGGTGCAGCAACAACACACGCAATCACATTGACTGCTGGTGCTTCTGGTGTAACACTTGGTGGTGTAGCAGGAATGGCAACTATTGCAGCAGCATCGTCTGCTTCATTTGTTGCAGTGTTCACTGCCGCTAACACGGTAACAATTTATCGTAAGTAAGTAATTTGATTCGGGGGGTGGAGGCCACACTCCACCTCCCAAATCTATTTAGTTTTATAGTTTTAGGAGAATGACATGCCATATAATTATCGTCAATTAGATAATCATGCAAGTGCAACCAAGAAGTCCGGAATTGTTACGGCACCTGGTCTTTATGGTCAAAGTTCAGTACCAGTTAAAAAAGATAAGAACTATAAAGTTCGTCCCAACTCGGATAAGGTAGGCAAGTAATTATGGCTGAAAAGAAAAAAGTTGTTGCAAAGCGGGTCTCAGACCGCAAAGCATTTGTTGGTTCTCGTGGTTCTGAGAAAGATTCTGCTTCTCGCCAGCGTTTTTATGTTCAGACTCGAGTTGCTGAAATGCAAGCAAAAGGTAAAACTGTTACTCCTGCGATTCGTAAGCAATTGCGAAATAATTTTCAGTCTGGTGCTGTAGCCCGTGAAGGTTTTGGTGCACCAAAGAAAAAGGCATCTGGTCCTAGAACTGTCGGTCGTACTGATTCTAGTGGTCGTGGCGGTTTCGGTGCAACTGCTCCTAAAGTTCGTAGTACTGGTGCAAATGCTGCTGCAGGAAGTCGCGCACGTGCATCAAGCAGCCGTACTGATTCTGCTGGTCGCAGTGGTTTTGGTTCAACAAAATCAAAAGCTCCTAATCGCAATCAAATAGAGGGTCGTGGTGGTCCAGGCAAGGGACGTCCTGCTACTTCTAACATGCGAGGCATTGCGGGTTTTGGTCGTACTGATTCTGCTGGTCGTAGCGGTTTTGGTGCAGCAAGACCAAAACCTGGTAAATCAGCTAGACAAATGGGTAAGCGTATTGCTGGTTTCGGTCGTACTGACTCTTCTGGTCGTAGTGGTTTTGGTTCAACGAAACCAAAACCTGCTGTCGGTCGTCGTCCTGAAGATATGGGACGTCGTATTGCTCCTCGTCCAGAGGATTCAATGCGTGGGCCGAAACCTCAAGTACTTGGTCAATTTGTTAAGCCAAAAGGCAATCCTAATAAGAAATATCCTATTGTCAAGCCAATAGGCAAGCCTAATAAGCAATATATGATTAAGCCTGCTAGGTATTAGTTCATGGCTATGAACGCTTTTGAGCAGGCTCGCATTGCTGGACGCAAGGAAGCCGTTAAGGCTGGTGTTGCGAAAGGGTTGAGTCCATATGAGGCACGTAAGCGTTATTATGTACGGACTCGTGTTGCTGAGTTAGAGAAGGCTGGTAAGCCGGTATCTGCTGAGAAGCGCAAACAACTTCGTGAGAAGTTTAACTCTGGTGATGTTAGTCGTCGTGGCTTTGCTGCACCAAAGAAAAGGGTATCTAGTTCTAGTTCGTCTAGTTCTCCTGTTATTTCTGGTACTCCAACTGCACCTTCTAGTAGGATGCCTAATCGCAATCAAATAGAGGGTCGCGGTTCTTATAAGTCTGGTCCTTCTTCATCGTCTTCATCGTCTACTTCATCCAAAAAGGGTCGTAGTGGTGGAGGCAAAGTTTATGACTTTGCCCGCAACGAACTTCTTGGTGTGGATGACTTTGGTCGTGTAGGCAAGAACTTGCGTAAGGGTAATTATGGCAAGGCTGCATTATCTGCTGCTGCAGGTATTGGCGAACTTGGTACTACTGCTTTATCAGTTTTTGGTATAGGTGCTGGAATTAAGGGTGCTACTCTTGCTGCTAAAGCAGCAAAGGTGGCTAAGGGTGCTAAGGCTGTTAAGGGTGCCAAGTCAGTGTCTAACATGAAGTATTACAAGAATCTTGCTAAAGGTAAACAAGCAAAGAATTACGGCAAGGTAGTCCCAACTACGAAGAAAGTAGTTCCACTTACTAAGGCTCAGAAGGCTTCTAATATGAAGTACTATAAGAATTTGGGTAAGCCTGCTGCTAAAGTTAAAAAGACTTCTAATCTTAGTTATTACAAGAATCTTGGTAAGCCTGCGACCAAGACTGCAGCTAAGTCTGGTGCAAAGTCTGGCGCGAAGACTACTGCAAAATCTTCTGCTAAGACTGGTGCCAAGTCAACCGCAAAGACTATTCCAAAGACTACGAAGGCTCAGAAGTCTGCCAACATGAAGTACTACAAGAATCTTGGCAAGTCTCCTTCGAAGACTCCTTTTATGAAGCGTCCTAACGGAAAAGTAATTAATACCTACTTAAAAACTGCACCTACTCAAGCTCGTCTTAGTTCTAATTATCTTTACAACCAGAATAAGCGAAGTCGTCTCCTAGGGTAACAAAAGGGGCTATTGGTATGAACCAAACGGCCAAACTTGCTCATACTCTATACGGGGAGCCAACTACCAAGCACTCCCGTCTTGCCCATGCAGAAGGCGCACGCCTTGCTGCTCCATCTGGCCCTTATATCGGGCGTAATCGTTGCATAGCCAAGGATGACACGTGTGAGGGCCCAAAGGCCCGTGGGACAGATTTTTGTATCGGACATCTAAGAAATAAGGGTGAGGCTTAATGGCAATAACGCTTACGACATTACGTTCGCAGGTTAGGGATATGGCTGACCTTGATGAGACGGATTTGTCCAATACGATTATTGACCAGTTTGCTCGTGAGGGGTTCCAACGCATTTATGCGTTAGAACGCCGTTGGCCGATATTGCAGGAAACATATACGTTTAACACTGTTGCTAACCAGCGTGAGTACACAATATCTACAATTGGGGATATTCGAGAAATCATCTCTGTTGTGGACACATCAACTCAGGGTGCCAGGCTTAGTTTGATTGATTACAACGATGCTGAACAAATTTGGTTGGGCAACCTTGACACTCCTAGCCGACCATATTTTTATAGTTTTTGGGATAAGAAGATACAGTTGTGGGCTAAGCCGGACATTGTTTATCCCATGACTGTGCGAGCATTTCGTAATCCTGTTTATACATGG